GATTGGACCTACGCCACTCAGTTCGACTCCCGTCCGACCACGACCTCGTACATCGAAAGTCTGGGCGGTTCGGCTGACGAATTCCACGCCGTTGTCATCGACCGCAAGGGTCTCTTCTCGGGAACCCGTGGTGAGATCCTTGAGAAGTTCCAAGGCATGTCGTTCCTTCCGAATGTCACCGATTCGATTGGCAACAGCCTCTACTATGTGGACAAGATCAACCGTGAGTCGAAGTACATCTTCGCCGTGGAGAGGTCGGGGGCGAACGACTACGACGATCTGTTCATCGGAGGCACGGGTGCATGGGGCAACTCTGCCGTCAAGACTTGGTACTTGGCGGGTTCTCTCAGCACCACCTCGGGTATCACCGCTAGCAATGTGTCCTTCGGCGTGGGCGTGTGGCAACTCGGTGCGGGTAGCGACGGTCTCACCGCAGACCAAACCAACTACATGAAGATCGCCTTCGGTCAGGATTCGGACTCGGATCCCGAAGGCTATCGCCTGTTTGAGGATTCGGAGACGGTCGATGTCAACCTCCTGATCGGCGGTCCCGACAAGACCTTCACCCCGAACTCCAACGACCTCGCCGCAAGCGTCACGGGCTTCGTCGCACAGTCCATCAAGGACATCGTTGATGCCCGTAAGGACTGCGTGGCGTTCTTCAGCGTCCCGAACAAGGACCCGAACGAGACGGATCAGACCAAGCAGGACCGTGCCGTTCAGTATCGCAACAACATCGGCTCGTCCTCGTACTGCGTGATCGACAGCGGTTACAAGTACATGTACGACATCTACAACGACAAGTACCGTTGGGTCCCGCTGAACGCCGACATCGCAGGTCTCTGCGCCCGTTCCGATGTCAACTTCGACCCGTGGTACAGCCCCGCAGGTTTCAACCGTGGTCAGATCCGTGGCGTGGTCAAGTTGTCGTTCCAACCCCGTCAGGCGGCTAGGGATGTCCTCTACAAGAACGGCATCAATCCCGTCGCCACCTTCAGCGGCGAGGGAACCGTCCTCTACGGCGATAAGACCGCCCTCGCCAAGCCCTCGGCTTTCGACCGCATCAATGTGCGCCGTCTGTTCATCGTGCTTGAGAAGGCGATCTCGACCGCATCGAAGTACAGCCTGTTTGAGTTCAACGATGCCTTCACCCGTGCGCAGTTCCGCTCGCTTGTCGAGCCATTCCTCCGTGATGTTCAGGCTCGCCGTGGCATCTTCGATTTCAAGGTCGTGTGCGACGAGAAGAACAACACCCCCGAGGTCATCGACAGCAACAGGTTCGTCGCAGACATCTACATCAAGCCGAACCGAAGCATCAACTTCATCCAGTTGAACTTCATCGCCACCAAGACGGGCGTGAACTTCAACGAGGTCGGTGCCTGATCGTGATGATGGAAACCCCGATACATAAGGAGAAGGAGTCCTAAATGTCACAGTTCAGCATCGATGCGTTCCGTGCGAACCTCATCAACGGTCTTGCGAGGAACAACCTGTTCCTCGTCCAAGGCAACTTCCCAGGCGGCGGAACCAACGCCATCCAAGGTGCGGCTGCGGTTGCAGGTGCCCTTTTCGGCGGCGCAGTCGCAGGTGCGATCACCAATGTCGCAGCGGCTGTAGGCGGCGGAAACCCGAGTGCGCAGATTTCGTTCCTCTGCAAGTCCTCAAAGATTCCGTCCTCGACCATCGCCACCAACCAAGCGTTCTACATGGGTCGCCCGTTCAAGTATCCTGGCGACAAGACCTTCAGCGATTGGGGCATGAGCGTCTACAACGACGGCACCTACGGTCTCCGCAAGTCCTTTGAGGCTTGGATGAACCTGATGAACACCAACAGGACCAACATCGGTCCCAACGGTGTCAGCGGTTACATGACCGATTGGACCGTCACCCCGCTCACCCGTGAAGGCAATCCCATCGCCCGATACAAGTTGATCGGTTGTTGGCCTACCACCATCGCAGAAACCACTCTCGACATGGCGGCGCAGTCCGAGCCTTCGACCTTCGATGTGACGATTGCGTATCAGTACTTTGAAGTCGAAGGCGTGACCACCTGACATCAGGTAGACGAGGGAACTATACATCATGGCACTCTTTGGCTTTGACTTAGGCCGCAGCAAGAAACAGAAGAAGCAGGACAAGGCTCTGAAGTCGTTTGTCGTTCCGACATTCGATGACGGAGCCATTCCTGTTGAAGCGGGTGGCTTCTACGGTCAGTATGTCGATCTCGACGGCACCGTCCGCAACGACTTTGAACTCACGATGAAGTACCGTGAGATGGCGCAGGACCCGATTGTCGAGGTCGCAATCGATGACATCGTCAACGAGTCCATCATCATGGGCGAGAAGAAGTCTCCCGTGAAGATCCTCCTCGACAAACTTGACGAAAGCGACGGCATCAAGCAGAAGATCCACGACGAGTTCAGGAACCTCATCAGGGTCATGCAGTTTGAGACCAAGGGAGCCGAGATCTTCCGCCGATGGTATGTGGACGGGAAGATCTTCTTCCACATCATCATCGATGAGGAGAACCCGCAGAAGGGCATCCTTGAACTCCGCTATGTCGATCCGATGAACATTCAGAAGATCCGTGAGTACACCAAGGAGACCCTCAAGAACGGCACGAAGATCATCACGGGGTACAAGGACTTCTACCTGTACAACAAGGACAATCCCCGTGCAGGTGGCAACGCTGCGGGAATCAAGATCAGCGAGGATGCCATCGCATTCTGCTCGTCGGGTCTCATGGACAGCCGCTACAAGCGCACCGTGGGCTTCCTCCACAAGTCGATCAAGCCGCTGAACCAACTGCGGATGCTTGAGGATGCCATCGTCATCTACCGTATCTCCCGTGCGCCCGAGAGGCGTATCTTCTACATCGATGTCGGCAACCTGCCCAAGACCAAGGCAGAGCAGTATGTCAAGGACCTGATGAACCGATACCGCAATCGCCTCGTCTACGATGCGAACACGGGAGAGGTCAGGGATGACAAGAAGGTCATGTCCATGCTTGAGGCCTATTGGCTTCCCCGCCGTGAAGGTAGCCGTGGTACCGAGATCACCACCCTACAGGGAGGTCAGAACCTCGGCGAACTCACCGATGTCATTTATTTTCAGAAGAAGGTCTACAGGGCGTTGTCCGTCCCCGCTAGCCGCCTCGACCAAGACAAGCAGTTCATGCTCGGTCGCAGCACGGAGATCACCCGTGACGAGGTGAGGTTCACCAAGTTCGTCCACAGGCTCCGCACCAAGTTCAGCGAACTGTTTTTCGACATCCTTCGGAAGCAACTGATCCTCAAGAAGGTGATTACCGCCGACGAATGGCCCGAGATGAAGGAGTCGATCTACTTCGACTTCCTCAAGGACAACCTGTTCACCGAACTCAAGAACGCCGAACTGCGGAAGCAGCAGGTCGAGGAGTTGGGAAACATCAAACCATACATAGGTAAGTACTACAGCCATGAGTGGGTCCGCAGGAATGTCCTCGGTTTCTCCGAGTCCGACATCAAGGAAATGGACCGTGAGATTGAGAAGGAACGCAACGCAGGAAAGATCGAACCCGACAACTCGCAGTTCGGTCTCGCCTAAGGGGAGTAGATGGAAAAGAACCGTCTCAGGAACGCCATCGACAGCCTCGTCGGAAAGGATGCTCCCTCATTCAGGGGCTCCGTCCGCACCGAGTTGTTCTCACGCATCCACGGCACCTTCGACTCCCTCAGGCAGGAACTCTCTCGGGACATCATCTCGGAGAACCTTCCAGGTGCGCCTTCCGCTCCTCCCGTGACCAAGCCCATCAAGGCAGGGGACCTCAAGATCGTCCCGACCGCTGCGGGTGCCGCCAAGGATGATATGTCCCTCGACCCGAACTTTGAGAAGGAGTTCTTCCAATCCTCCTCGGACTACAAGGGTCAGCGCATCACGGTCAAGCAGTTGGGCACGGGCTTCGGAAAGCCCGTGAGGATCTACATCAACGACCGCCGATGGGAGTTCTTCCCTGGTCCCAAGGTAGGGATCAAGGCTGCGAAGGACTACATCGACGGCATGGTGAAGGATGTCAGGAAGGATCCGCAACTCGCCGCTGCAATGACGGCGCAGATCGCAAAGGACAAGGCTGCGGGTGTATCGACCGTCGCAGCACCCGTTGATGCAGGTAAGCCGAACGAGGTCGCCGATGCGAACCTCAAGCAGAAGGAACTTGAGACGGGTCAGCCTGTCGGCAAGGGCAAGCCTCCTGCGCAGAAGCCACCCGCAGCAGCGAAACCGAAGGCGGCTCCCAAGCCACCTGCACCACCGA